TCAGCGCCCACATAGCGCATGCGCCGGATGATATTTATAAACCGTTTTCTCCGACACATCGTAGATGCGGGCAATTTCCGCGCGGCTGTGGCCCGCTTTGATTAACCGACCAATCTGTTCCCACTGCGCATGGGTTAATTTCGGCCGACGCCCGCCAATTCGCCCCTGCTCACGCGCTGCAGCCAGGCCCGCTCGGGTGCGCTCAACGATAAGCTCACGCTCCATTTCGGCCAGCGCTCCCATAATATGGAAGAAAAAACGCCCCATTGGCGTGGCGGTATCAATGCTGTCGGTCAGACTTTTAAAATTAACGTCCCGCTCGCGCAGCTGCTCCGTCAGCATAACCAGATGTCGCATACTGCGTCCAAGCCGATCGAGCTTCCAGACTATCAGCGTATCTCCCGCCTGCAGCATGCGCAGAGCCTTTTTCAGCCCCGGCCTGTCAGTCGCCTTACCGCTGATTTTATCCTCAAAGATCTGCTCACAATTTGCACTCTGAAGAGCCATTCGCTGTAAGCTAGTGTTCTGCTCATTTGTTGACACCCTGATATAGCCAATTAGCACGATTTTCTCCCCCGACAAAAGTCATGAAGTGTGCCAGCAAGGCGTTTATCAGGGCCAGGGTTTGTTTTCGTGGAAACCTTGGTTTAAGCGATAAATTTTCAGGTCGTTTTATGGGCCGTCGGATTTTCACCGCACCGGGTAATATTACTTATCAGCCGTCATCCGGTACCAGAAAGATAAAGATTATTCTTACCGGTGGAGGGGGGCACGGCTATGGCTTTCTTGGTTGGGGCGAAAACTATCGTTCACGAGGAGCCGGGGGCGGGGCAGGTGCCACTGCTATTGCATGGCTTGATGTGGATGACTCAAAAACCTATGCAGGCATTGTTGGACGAGGGGCTGACGATACCCTGGGCGCGACCAGCAGTACGTTCAATGGTTTACTGACGGCTGCGAATGGAGCAGATAATCAGGGTGGCGATGCGGGAGGTGGAGGTGGCCTGGCCGTGGGGGGGGATTTAAATATTCAGGGAGGCGATGGTAGCGATGCGCCTGGAATAGTAGGAGCCGCCAACCCTTACTCGGGTGGTTCTGGTGATGGCGGAGCGAGTTACTGGGGGGGAGGCAGTCGAAGCGGGGAAGGATCTACCAGCTGGCGTAAGACAATATACGGCGCAGGCGGCGGGGGTAATACACGAACCGACCCTTATATCGGCAGCTTCGGAAGTCATGGTGTAATTTATATTGAGGAATACAGTTAATGAAAACGTATGCACGAATTGAAAATAATAAGGTTGCCGAGGTTGTTTCTCTCGATATTGCACCTGAGAAGCTTTACCACCCTTCATTAAAATGGGTCGACATTACTGCGCTGGGAAATAAACCCGCTCAGAATGATGACTACAAAGATGGTGTTTTTACTGCTCAGGTTATTGAAGTTGAGGGCCCGGTGTTTTTTGCCTCTTCGCAACTTACAGGTCTTATGGCTGAAGCGGGACAAGTTATCGCGCCCTTGCAGGATGCCGTCGATGTGGGTATGGCAAATGATGAGGAGGCGACGCGCCTTGCCGCGTGGAAAAAATACAGGGTATTACTTAGTCGAGTGGATACCAATAAAGCTCCAGATATCACATGGCCAGTGAAGCCTGAATGAATAATGCCCGCGAGAGCGGGCATTTTATAGAGCAAAGATTATTAATGTATTTAGGGGTGGTTCATAAAATTCAATAAATTATTATAGCATTCTGCGACGGGAATAGTATAAGCCCGTTCGGAGTAAATATAGCCGCCTTATAATCGGCGGCAATCATTTTAAACTGGCTTAACCGGCCAGGTAATAGACGGAGCAGTTTGCGGATCTACAGCCTGTACCGCCTGGACGTATTTCATCCAGGTTATGAGCGAGTCTTTATCCTCATCTGAGATAATCCCGAGGAGAAGCTGTGTCTGCCATGCCTGAGTCTTTTCGTTTGCCTCTTTTATCAATACCTCTTTCTTTAATTCCGCTTCTTTAATGCTAGCTGCTTTCTGGGCATTGGCATCAGTGATCCACGCCATACCATTCCACTTATCGAAATTAGTTGAGGGTTTTAATGATGTTGTTTCTGAAGGGTAATCCCCTGGCTGGGTAATATTAATAGCACCCCCATCAATGGTAGAATATATAGTTTCACCACGATGATCCTTAATGGTATGCCAGGCACCGTCCTGAAAGATTGAAAGCGTATTTTTTTTGGTTTCAGGAGGTGGCAGGATAGTGCTGTTTTCGGGAATGCTGATGCCAGCCATCAAATATTCCTCACATGTTCCAGTAAACTCCCCCGTTAATGAAGAAAAATTATACACTGAAACAATACCAGAAAATTTTGCCAAACCATTCTCGTCAAAATCGACAGTATTTGCTAGTTTCTCATTCATTATGCAGCCCTTACGATATAGTTTAGTGCGATGTTACGAGGGCGAAACTTAACCCAAATAGCACCATTTTTTTGCCCAGCCTGTAATTGTGTTGCGGTCATACAATTATCAAATAAAATGCTACCTAATGCGGTGTTATTGCCTGCTTTAGCATCAGTAGGTTGTGTAAGTGATACAGAATCTGCCTGACTGTAGGCAGTTCCTATTGTGGCTCCATCAATGGTGCTATCTATTCCGGGGTAGTCCAGTGCGGCGGTACGGATACTTGTTGCATCCTGATTAGTACCAAGGCCACGTCCAGAGTCTACGTCCCGTCCATCATCCCAGCCGCGAATAAATTCTCCACGTAGATCAATAAGTTTCAGTGCAGGGTACACTTTTGCGAGTTCTGGATAAGACGTTGCGTTAAATAGTGCTCCATTACACTTTAACCAGCCTGAAGGGGGGGTAGCGGTAGGCCATGGAATAGGAACGCCTACAGGTATTGCCGAGCCCTCCCCTAAACCAAGGTTTGCAAGAGCCGCAGCCACCGCCGCTGGGCCTGCGTTTTTGATCTCCAAAAAGCTATTTGCGGTTTGGAGAAACCCTTCGGCGTTATTGGCTTTTAGCGCCGCCAGCAGATTGGTGACGAGGGTTGCGACGGTGCCATCATCCAGCACGTCCTTACCGCTTTTATCGGCAATAAACTGTGCCAGAACGGCGGCCATCGTGGTGCTCTGCCGCAGCGCTTTATTGATCTGCGCCGAAGAGGCTTTTCCGGACTGGAAACCGGTAGCCAGCGATTGCAGCTGCTCGTAGTCGCTCTGGCTGACGACGTTGGCGCCGGAAGCCGTTGCAAAAGGTTTAAAGTTATTTGTAGCCATTAAAGATTTACTCCCCATGCGCCTTCATCAAATCCGGCGATATAGTGGTTGTCGAGGTCAAAACCGAAAAACTGATTGCCTGCGGACGGTGTCAGGATTTCACCGGCGTAAACCCCTGCCGCCTTAACCGTCAGGTAGCCCTGGCGGATGGCAGCCAGTAGTTCAAGTGATACCTCAGAGATTGTCGTGTCAGGAAAAACCCCGATAGAAACGGTCATATCCTGATTGTCGACGATTTGCATTGATAAACCGGTACCCACCAAAGCCGCATCCAGAATGGACGGCAGCGAATCGTTGGTACCGTCCCAGCTGTTGATGGCGATTTTTGCTTTCAGAATGGAGCGGTACACGTCATCACTCAGCCGGGTAAAGCCGGCATCCGGATCGTACGGGCCCTGCCATACGCCCTGGTCATAGCCCACCACCTCGGTATCCCAGGAGAAATAGATCCCCGCAATAGGTTTGGCCACGATTCGGGTACGGCCAATCCATTCCCCCAGAATATCCAGCTGGCTGCCGATCGCGTCATCAATGTCAAAAGCGGTAATTAAACGTTGTGTGGTGCCCAGCGTATCAATGAAGGGCTGGGTTGAGAGATCGATATGCCCGGTAAACAGGGGCTTATCACGATGATAATTAGTAATCAGATCGGTATATTGACTCATACCGTTACCTCAATCGTAATATTCTCCCTGCTGACCGAGGCGGATTCGTTATAAGCAACCGCAATGTTAGCGACCGCCACGCTGGCAGCCGATCTGCCAATCTGAAGCTGGGTGATGTCGTAATAGCCGTGCGCCCCACCGCTGGTGTCTGCCAGGTTTGCAGGTGAATAGAGGCGGCTCAGCAACACATCCTCACCGATCGCAAGGCCGTTGATGTAAGCGGCAATCGCGGTTTTCATATCCTCACCGATTTGCGTGGTATAGCCGGTGAAAGCTCTGATAACGATGGCCACGTGCACCGGGACGTCAGAGGGGCGGGAAAAGCTGATGCTGTGGGGGTTGCCATACTTATCGCTAACCACCAGCGTTGACGAGCCCCAGGTCGCCGTTCCCTGCCCTTTCTTCCCGCGTAGCACCTGCGCAATAGCGGTCACATCGCCGCCGTCAACAATCGCGGCAATGGCATGTGCCGGAATACCGTGAGCGTCAACCGTCCCGGTGTCGTTTTCATAGAGCCGGTGGTTGGTCACCCCCGGTACGCTGGCGATAGCGGCATCCAGTGCATCAAAAGGTGTGAGCGAGGCCAGCGCTACGCTCTGCGTCTGCCGAAGGCGCAGCTCGCTGTCCGTTTCCGCCGCCGTACCGGGCGTCGCCGCCGGAATATTGGTTACGGATGTCCAGCCCCGGGTCGGCGTATTGATGCCGTTGACCGTTCCCGGCAGCGCTACCACGGCGCCCGCACTGGCGCAGGTCGCCGTTACAGTCGCCGTTGACGCGGTGCCTATGGTGACGCTGTCGGGCAGGTTCCAGATAACGCCGTTGCTGTCCCTGACCGAACCATTACTGATGGTGGTGCCGGGAATACCGGTCAGGGTGACATCCACCACGGAAGAGGTGGCCCCCTGGCGGGTGATGCCATTGATTTTTACGTTTCGACTCAGTGCATCGCCCATCGCGGTAGAGGGCGAGAAAGCGTTGTAGCAGTGGATAACCGCATTATTGGTATCATGAATAGCCAGCGCGACTATCGCCAGCATCTGCCCGTCTTTGCTGTCCGGCTCAAGGTACGCATCGCTGCCGTAAATCTGCTGAAAATAACCGGTCAGGGTGCTGAGGATCGCCTGATAGCCGGGCGCAGCGATCCCCTGGGCCGTTATCGTTGCCGATAACCCCAGCGTTGAAAGATT